GTTTGTTCCTTTGTAGCCAACATTGACGTAATCTGCAGTCGCATATGGGTCAATGTAGACTCTCATTCTACCGTTAAGTGTACCGGCGAATGTGTTTCCAGTGTCGTCCACTTGTAGGTTAGTCGCCATAGCTGGAGAATAGTCCAACATACCAGAAGCTGAAAGAATTGAGGCAACATCTGATGAACAGATGATAAAGTTACCTTTACCTCGTCTTGTTTCTTTAGCGATTACGTTGGCTTCTCTTTCGAGCTGGATGATTAACCCTTTGAACTTTTCAACTGACCAACGACCATCAGCGTCGTTAGTTAGCGAGAAAAGACCTTTAGTGTTGATGTTTGCCTGACGACAACCAATTTTAGCTTGCTGGTTCAAGGTTCTGATAACTTCTCGGTTAATTTCAGCCAAGATTTCAGTTGACAAAATGTTTGCCAATTCTGTTTCAGCATCTAGACCGTGAATAGCTTTCAGATCTTGAGCAAGTTCTAAGGTGTATTCAGCTTTGAGCGCTCTTGACTTCGCAGTCACAGTAGCTTTCTCAATTGTGAATCCCATTTCAGCGAAAGCTTCACCTGAACCGTCACCTAAAGCTTCAGCTTCAGCTGTGGTATAGGCATCACCAATCACTGGGATGTATGTAGCACCAGAGTCGACGATTGATCCTCCAGCGTCTGTATCTGTTACTGATGTTAAACCTGATGGACCAGCAGAACCGTTACCGGTATTGATTGAGTCACCAGAATAACCAACAAGAGCTTCGTCGAATAAAGCTTCTGTTTTAGCAGCACCGTTAAGAACCGATCCAGCCTTAGTTGTGTTGTATTGTGATTTCATCGCAAAGATAAGACCAGTTGGTCCTGTCATTGGCTGAACTCCACAAATGTCGTAGGCCATTAAGTTTGGCATAGCCCTTCTTACAAGAGCGATAAGAACTGGATTCCAGTTACTGACGTTAGCAGCGTTATTGCTAGGTGCAGCTTCTGTAAGCATTCCTTCTTCGCGTAAGGCTATTTCTTGGTTTTCAAGAACAGCGGCGGTTACCGCTTTCTTATGATGATCGTTAATGTTACCAGCAGACTCTTCATTAAGAACTGGCGCCCATTTTTCGATCAGTCTATCGTATGATATTGCAGGTTGCATATCTTGGACTCCCTAATTATTTTTTAGTTTGCGTTTTAAGAGCGTTAATATATTGATCCATTGAACCAACTGGGACGTCAGATGTATTATCATCTTCATCTACAATTGTTTCATCGTTCATAACTCTCTTCTTGTTAAAGTAAGATTCCTTAATGGTTTCAACTCTTTCAGCAAAGTTTTCTTCACTGTCAAAGTCTTCGTTAACCACTAAAGAACGAAGTTTCTCAACTTGAGTTTCTGCTAGGTCTTTTGAAGCTTCACGTAGTATAGCTTCTCGCTTGTAACCTTCGAGTTCCTCTTGCATAGCGATAGTCTTAGACATCTGATTGTTAAGCGTTGTTTCCAACTCTTCGACTTCAGAAGCTAAGTCGTCAACTAGGTCGACTTTTGACTCAGGTACTTCGATATATGATTCGGTGAATAGATCTTTAAGATTATTCATGAACTTTTCGGCAATCTCTGTTCTGAGACCTGATTGGACAGCAAGTTTATTTTCTTCCATCCAGTTTTCAACTACATAGTTAAGGTAAGAATCTACCTTATCTACGAGTCCGGTTTTAGTTTCCTCAACAGCTTCAGCTAGTTCGGTTTCGTATCTTTCCTCAAGACGATCAATCTCTTCAGACAACTTTGAATTGATAGCTGTATTAAAGATTGTTTCTGCCTTAGATCTAAACTCTTCGGAAAGAGTTGCTTCGTCATTGACGAGCGCATCAAGATCTTCGGACCAATCACCTTCGTAGTTTAAATCAGCTTCGTTGTGTGATTCAAATTCCTCTGATGATTCTTCAGACATCATTGCGGATCTAACTCTAGCAATATCTTCCTTTGCCATATCGTTCATCATTTGATAGACATCGTTA